AATTCTTTGCTAGTACATTTTAATAACCATAAAGGATTTTCTGTCATTACATCTAATATAGATATAATAGCTTCTTGCTTATTAGCTGCCGTTTTCATTCGGTAAGCTGGATTTTCAAAAGTTGTTCTCATAATTTGTTTTTTTAATGTTTTCATACTGCAAATATATAATAAAAACAGTAATTAACACTTCTTTTTACAAAAAATGTTTAAAAGTTATTAACAATTAGTATGTTAATTAAGATTTATAAGTATATAACTAATACTATTATTAGCATATATAATAAAATAATAGGTAATTGATGTTCAGGTTTCATTATAAAGTCATTGGTTCTAAGATTGGTAAACGACCATCATCTAAAACTACACCAACGCCTAAAATAGGTTTTGCGGTGTGAAACTTACTATAACCATAGGCAAAAGATTCATAATCTATGCCACAAGGCACTTGAAAGCCGTATTTAAGGTCTTTTAAAGACGCAGTATAGCAAATAAACGCTTCTGTGTGTATATGCCCTTGAATCATAGAAGAACCCCAGTTTTGGACTCTTTTCATAATTCCTTTACCGCTACAACCTGTTCCGTGAGTATACAGAACGTTATCGTGGACAAATTTTTCTTCAAACTGCCAGTCGGGTACACCTAAAACTTCATTTAATTTTCTAACCCATCTTTTATCTACACCAGCATCTTCTGCTTTGCGATAAACGATTAGATCGTGATTGCCCAGCGTTACGGAAATACCATTAGGTACGGTGTCGTTATTAAACACTTCATACCAGTCTTTTATTTGTTCTATTGCCATAGTCAATTCATACTTACCATCAGTTTCAGTTGATGTGTGGTGAAAAGACGCAAAATGTGAATCTATTATATCTCCTGTGAACGAAACGGCATTACAAGAATATTTGTCATAAATAGATTTAGCAAATTTTAGATAATTTTTATGCGTATATGGTAAGTGAACATCACCTACGACCAATCGCCTAGTTGATTTTTTGCGTAAATCTTTTATAACAGTAATTTCTTGTGGCTTTAATCTATATCTATTACTTCTTTGCACTATCTGCAATTCCTTGTCCTAGAACAAGTGTTAAACAAGCGTAAAATAAATTAGATGCAGTTGCTTCATCTACACCTAAATAAGTAACAATTAATGGTATTACAACAGAACTAACTGCGTACCAAAACTTTTTACTTTTCATCATTGTTAAAATTAGCCAATTTTTCATAGTTATCTATTTTTGATTATTAAATTAATTTCCTCTCCACCCAAATGTATAATTTCTTTCATTAGCAAATCCATTGCTAATCTTGAATTATTAACACGGTTTTGTTCACGACTTTGTCCTACTAATATGCAACCTTGTGTGTCTTTAGCCGTATTACCTCTATGAAATAGTATATAGCTTCTATTAGGTACGTCTTTAACTAGCATATGTAGGTAATCTCTTGTAGCACTTTCTCTTGCCGTTCTTAATCTTACTTTGTATTCCCCTTTAGGAATACAACTTATATTTTTTTGGTTATCTAGCCATGGATTCTCTAATGTATCACAAAAAGATTCACCATTAAGATATAACCTACCAATAGTAGATTCTTCTGTAAATGTATCTCTTATTATTAAAAGATTTATAGGATAGTCCAAATTAAATGTGATAGATTTTGTACACTTTAACTCCTTTAACTTCGTGAACAAACTCCTTACGAACTTTAGGAATGTTCTCATCTTTTGTTTGATATTTAGGATTTTTACTATTTAGTTTTCTTTTCTTCATACCTTATAAACTTATATATTGTAAAAGCTATTGCTAATGATAGCGAAATAAATGTTAAATATTCATTTGCTTCTACTAACGATATTCCTATTGCACTACCGTTTGCTATTGCTACTTGTGCTGAGTCCTGTATTTCTTTCATCTTTTTTTGTCTTACTTTTCAAGTAAGTTTTTAATTTAGTTATATTTATTTCTTTTACTTTATATCTTCTTTTCATTAGTAACTTATATCAGGTGTTAGAAAATTTCTTAAAGTTAATTTAGTGCCTTTTTGCATTGGTCTTTCTAAGTTCATTCCAGCATAATAAGCATTTTTATCAGGTGAAACATCAGCACCACTATTTGTGCTATATTCAGGAAAGCTAGATAAGTTATTTGTTACATATTCTATCATACGTTCCATATAATATTCTCCAGTATTTAATACTTCTGATCTAAGGTGTTGTGCTTCTTCTGTACTTAACGCATTTCCTGTTTCTGATGTCTTACTATATATGTTTCCATTTTCGACCTTAAAACGCAAGAAAGGTATAGCATGATAAAAAGCAAAGTTAGGAAGCATATCGCCTATGTATGTGTTAATTAAAGTTGCATACGCTTCATTACCAGCATTATTGATTGTACCTGCTATTATAAGGTCTTTTAGCTTTTGTGTTAAATCAGTACCTAATTTAGTTTCTACATATAGTTTTTGTGCTTGTTTTACAAATGGTAGTAAAAACTCTACATCTACATTCATATTAATAGCCGTGCTATCTTTTAGTTTATCTTCTGATATAAATAATACGTATTGTGCCATATCTATCTAGGTTTTAAAAATCCTTTATTCTTCATTCTTTTTGGTGGTTTGTTTACTAATGGACTATTTTTTTCAGCAGTAAACCCTTCACTACGTGCTTTAGTATATCCTATTAATTCTGCGTCTTTTATTTTTGTACTTACTGATATACCTAGTTTAGTTTTATAGATTTGTCTTAGCCAATAATGCTGACAATTTCCACCACCTTTATATTTAAATATATCGTATTTTAAAGCACCATTAGGTCCCCAGCCTATATTTCTTTTTTGTCTTTTAGAGTAGTAATAATCATTTACAACTTTATTTGACATTTTTAAAATATCTTCTTTACGGTATAATTTTTTAGCTGCTACCATTTTCTTACAAAAGTTTCTGTTTTGTCCTGTCTTAGCAACTAAAAATGGATCTTCTGTATATACATATCTAACTCTAAAATAGTCGTAAGTTTTTTTACTTATACCGTCTTGTTCGCTTTTAGCATCAGGTATTGCTTTACCAGTACTTGCTAATTCTATTTTATTATGTGTAGCTTTATTTAATGTTTCTTCAAAATCAAAATCTTCGTGTTCATCTACAACTTTTTCTTCTTCTACTAATTCCCATTCTTCTGGCATATCTTCACCGTATTCTTCTATAAACTTATCAAGTTCTGTTAGTTCAGATAATTCTGTTTTGCAATTACATTTATTTAAGTTAGTTATTTGTTCGTGGTTTTCACACGGCATATAATACGTTTTACCATCTTGTTTATGCTCATGGTAGCCACTACAACCCATTTTTTTAGCTTCTGCTTCAGCTTCTTCTTTTGTTTCAAATAAAGGCAATTCTACGCCATCAGTTATCATAGTTCCTACTTTAGCAAAATCTTCTCTAACCTCTACGTCTAATGGCTCTAATCCTAATTCTTCTCTTATTTCGTCTTGTGTCATTACTTCTTTTAAATCTTCGCTTGTAAATCTTACAGTAATAGGTTTTAGTTGTACGAAATTAACAGGTAAATCTATTTGATTAACTTTAAATATTTTTCTTAATATTTTAACTATATGATCTTGAAAAGGTTTTACAACTGTATTTAAATAGAAATTAGCTGCACTATTAAGTTCGTCTGCATTATTACCTAATCCAGTATCAGATTTGATACCCATAAGCATAGGTGATGTACATCTATGCCCACTAAGAATGTTTTGTGTGAGCAATTCTTGTAATGCAAGATATTGTTTGTCTAAATCACTAGGACTTATTGGAGTTATTTCTGGTACTCTTGTTTTATCGTCTGAAAATGTTAATACAAATTTTCCACTATTAGTTTCTGAACAGAATTTATCAGTAAGGCTTTGTTCTATTTGGAATCGTTCCTCTTGTGTTGGTACTCCATTTGCGAAAGAAATCATAAACGAACCACTAAATCCTGAAGATATATTATTTAGGTGAAATTCTGAAACACGACTATCTATTAATGCCCAATTATTACAACTTACATAATCTGGTGTAAAATAAGAGTTCATATTAGGACTATACAATCCAGTATATAATATTTGATTTGGATTCGTTCTATCGTTTGTATTGAAAGCAGGAACGTAATGTGGTTTGTTTTGTCTAGTATTTGACCAATCTGCACTAATATAATATCCTTTAGTTTTACCAAATTCATCAGGTTTAGCACAACGTATTTTTTCTACTGGTATATGATATATTTCTGCAATTTGCGTTCTATCTTTACTCCATACAATATTTAAAGCAAAAGCACCTTGTAATTTAAAATCAAATGCTAACTTTTTTATCACTTCATGTAAACTTTCATTACTGTTTGCTCTATCCATAAAGTGTTTCATCTTAATAACAGTATCAGGATTTTTGTCATCTTCATCTTCTATGACAAGTGCTTCTCCTGCAATCATTTCTGCCGTGGCATTTATAATAGCAGCCGATATACTGCTAGAATAATAAAGGTCAATTAGAAATTGTGGATATAAATTTTTCCAATCTTCTGTACCATATTCTATCCAATCTCTACCACGAACTTCTTGTACGATTGGTGATGTTGATGTTTCAAGATTTATATTTATTATATTGTCTTTCATAATTAATTTTCTTGTGTCCAATCTGGACTATCTAATATTTCCATTATTTCTTCATAGTCATACAATGTTTTACCCTCTAAAAAACTTGGTGTTTCACCATCAAATTTTAATAGTGCTTGACTTCTTTCGTTATTATATCTTAATGTATCTTCTGATGTTTCTAGCACTTGACTAAAATCTACACTTGATACTTCTTCTGCTAATATTAATGTATATTTCATTTTATCCTGCTTTATATGGTACTATTGTACTCCAAGTTGGTGTATTTATTAAAGTTCCTGTATTACCCTCTCCTGAACTATCAAAAGCTGATGTACCTGATCCTTCATTAGTTTTAAAATATGCTTTTAATCCACTTAATCCAGTTAAATCTACTGGTTGTTGTGCAGCTACATATACACTATTTATAGGTTGTATTACATCAAACATAGCTACTTCTGTAACATAACCTTTAAAATAACCACTACCAGTTGTATTTTGTCCTATATCAAATACTGCTGGTGTACCACTCCAAGTACCTAAATTAGTTTGTTCACCTTTTAATTCACCATCTAAATATAATTTAATTTCATCTGCAGCAACACTCCAAGTTGCATAAACGTGATGCCATTTTTCATCGCCTTCTATTTCTTCAGTTGTAAAAACGTATTTAGTTGTACCACCAGCTTTATAGGTAAACCTTAATTCGTTACTACTTGCATGATAAAAGAAATTAAATAAGTTATTTGAATCTACTCTACTATGTAAAATAGTACCTGAACTAGATGTTGTAGATATTTGTACCCATGCTGAAAAAGCACCTTTACTTATATCAATATCAGCAGCTACACTATCAGCAGTTACATAAGTGTCTGTACCGTTCAACCTTAAAGAATAAGTATTAGGTAAG